ATCATTTTTTCTCTTATATATCATACTCTTATCTTCGGAGGTTTTTACCCGAAAGCCGTCGGCAAAAAAGGGGTATTAAGTCCCGCGAGCGGCCTGTGAGTTTTCGGGTAAAAACCCACCTCTCGGGTAAAAACCCCACCCGCTGCAGGCACAAAAAGCCCCGCTGAAGCGGGGCTCAGAGCGCGTTTACTGACCGCTTTAAGCGGGCCAATCCCCGCCCGCTGGACGTCGCCACGTCACAAAGGTCTGCCCCTTGTGCTGAGCGATCGCCAACTCAAGATCGGTTGCCCCGCACGTCTCGCATGAGAACTGGATGGTCAGGCCTTGCCGCCTGGAACTCGGGTTGGCGTTCGTCGATGCCTCAATGCCGACCTGCGATTGAACGCCGTCGATGGTTGTGACCACCACGCGCTCGTCGTCCTCGCCCCTGGCGTAGTTTTTCACGACGCCTTGGTGGATGTAGCCGTACCCTCCCGGCCCGCAGACGGGGCACAGAAGCATACCGTCCTGATGGATCCGCGCCTGGATTGGCCTCGTATACTGAACGTCGCCCACTGCTAACCTCACGCTACCGCAGCACGTATATCGTCTTAGGCCGCCCGCCCTTCGCACCTTCGGGCGGCTTCTCCTCCAGTGCCTCGATCTTCCCGGCCTCGCACAGATTGGCGAGAATGCCGGTCAGCTCACGAGCCTGCAGCCGGTCGTCAACCTTCCGGTACAGTTCGGAGCGCGTCAGTTTCCGACCCTTTGCCTTGCGGATCAGGGCCAGCACCATCTTGGCATTGGCCTGGTGCTCGTTCTCGGCCATGTGCTGGCGCAAGCCGTCGACAAACGACGCCATGGACCAATCTACCAGATTGGCGGCGAAGGTGACGTCCTGCGCCTCGATCCGGCAGGCCGGCATGTTCCGCCAGTGCCGCCCGCAGGCCAACACGAGCGCCATGCGCTTCACCATCTCGGCCGAGCGGGCATAGACCTCCAGCACGGGATCCTCGTCGGACGCCAGGATCATCTCTCGAGCCCGAGCCCGCGCCTCGATCATCAGTCGCTCGGCCTCATCGGTCATAGGCACGATGTACGGCGCCGGCGGCCGCTCTGGGTCGTCCGCCATGTTGCCCGGCGCCGGCATGATGCCGCTGTCCTGCCACGTCCGCAGTGTCTGCAAGGCTTCCACGAAGACCGGCGGCACGACGTCCTCAGGCTGAACGTTCGGGTTCTCCGGCACGCGCACGTGCCGCTGCATGACGAGGAAGCGGTTGAGGAAGCCGCCCGCCACCTGGGCCGACCGGAGCTGTGTGTAGAAGTTCGTCGGCGTCGTCGCGCCGAAGAAGGTCAGGCTGGGCTGCCGGATGCTGGTGTCGCCGCGCGTGGTCACGCCCTCTGGCTCGAACGAGCCGAGGTTCTTGCCCCAGACCGAGCAGTAGTCGTCGAGGAGCGCCATCTCCTGCGCGGAGGCATTGCGCGACACGAATTTGCGCAGCACCTTGCCGACTTCGTCGATCACTTGGCACTGCACCGGCTGCTCGTTGAGCGACATGCCGAGTTTCGCGGACGATGAAACCGACGTCTTGATAAGGTGCGAGAGGCCTGCAGCCGCGAACATCTGCTTGACGGCCTCTTGCGGCCGATCCTTGCCGCCCGCCGTTGGGGCGATGGCCAGCCAGTAGAGCGCGGATCCTGCCCGCGGCACGCCGGTGTAGCACTGCCGCCCGATGACCGTTCCGACGGCAGCAAGCGCGGCGGACACGGCGAACAGACGGCACGGGAACATGGCGGTCGCCATGATCCAGTCCGCCATCTCACCGATCAAGCCCGGCACCTGCAGGGCGTCGTCGGGGTAGTCTGTCGCGCCGTCGACCTCGATCCGCGCGGGCACGACGAACTCGCCGGTTTCGGCGTCGATGAGCTCGCCACTCGGAGCCGTCACGACAGGCCGAGCCAGCAGCGCGGCCGCGATCTCGGCGCCAGTGCCGTCGTCGCCCGGTGCCCAGCCCAGCGTCTCCGGATCTCGCCCAAGCTTGTGACAGAGCCAGAACGCGGCGTCCTTGGCCGTGCGCTCGAACCCGAACTCAATCACGAGATCGATCGGCGTGCGCGCGCCGAGCCGCGCATCGCCCATGTCGCCGACGCCCCAGTCCCGGATGCCGGTCGGGGCGATCGACAGATCCTCCTGCAGGTTGCGACCCAGCGCCCGGGACGAGATGCGCCAAGCGCCGGTGCCAGGCTGAAAGCGGGCCGCGGATCCGAAGATCTGCGGCACCCACAGCGCCAGGGACGAGAGCGCGGCCGAGTTGACGTCGCGAAAGAACGGAGAGCCAGACGGCGAGGCGACGGGCAGCGCCTCCGTCTGGGCTGCCGGGACAAGCAGCGTCGTGCCGGCCTGCTGATCTCTCTGCGCGGAGATCTGGGCGTCGAAGGCCGCCACGCGCTCCTTCAGCGCGGCGAGCGTAGCCGGCGCCGGCATGATCGTGTCCGGCGTGCCGGGAACGTGCCAGCCGGTGATGGTGAGGTAGCGCTGGCGTGGATAGATCTCCACGCTGGCCGGGTCGCGCTTGATGGCGGCTTCGATCTTGCCCTCGCCAATGAGGCGCAGGCCCGTCTCCGACGGCGACACCTCGCAGTACGTCTCGGCGAGGTCGATGATCTCCTGAGCCCAAGGCTCGACCTCGCCGGTGTCCGGGTTGCGGCAGTCGTCGAGATCGTAGCCAGTCAGGTCGTCGTCGTCGGACAGGACGTAGCCGACGCCGTCCATGCGCGAGCGCGAGGCGCGCGCCACGGCCTCGTCGTAGGAGCCCCAGTGGCGCGGATTGCTGTGGCTCGCCGGCAGCCCGTTGGCGGGCTGGTAGAGCGGTTTGGTCGGCTTCTGGTCGCCGGCCCGATGGACGTAGCGCCAGCACACCCACTGCCGCCGCGACTTCAGCCGCTGGATCGCGGGCACGTCCGGCAGATCGGCATAGGTGCAGGGCCGCGCGACGGCGGCCGGGTCGAAGGGGAAGCCCAGGGCGGCCATCACGCGGCCTCGCTGGCTTCGAACTCCTCGCCAGGCGACGGTGCCGCGGGCGGGATCGGTTCACCGACCTCCGCGCGGATGCCCTCGCCGAAATCCTCAATGATGAGGCGACAGACGTGCTGCCACTCCTGCGGATGTAGGTCGGCCAGATCGGTCCGCCCCAAGCTGTCCAGATAGGCTCCTGCCCTACCCTCGGCCGCGCGGCGCAAGGCGCCGGCCTCGTACCTTTCGAACTCGCGCACTGGCATGCGGATGGTCCTTGTTCCATAGCCGCCATCGGCGCACTGCTGGCACAGCCATCCGATGCGGTTGCCTTTCATGACCCCGAGGCCGTCCGCCCGCCGGCGGCAGACGAAGCAGCTCTCGGGATTGTCGAGATGCTGGGTCACGCCGCTTCGGCCGGGATCATGGCGCGCGGGGACCACTGGCCGTCAGCCGCGAAGCGGTAGCCGACGACCTCCCAGAACTTGCCGTTCTGGCGGACCTGGATCTGATCAGGCCACACGAGGTTCCCGGCTCTGGCAAGCCCCTCCCCGACCGTGCCCGGCACATCCCCGCCGCCCAGGCGGCGCCACCACTCGGCAGCCTTCCGGCGAGCCGTGCCCTGATGCTCAAGGCAGACCCAGACGCGGTGCGTGGCGATCCCGCAGTGAAACTCGGCGCGCAGACTGTCGGGCGAGCCGGTCTTCTGATGCCGCGCGAACGACATGCCCCGCACGTCGAGCCACGGCGGGCCGTCGGTCGACAGGATGGCGTGCGTGGCGTCCGCCTGAGCCTCGTGCTTGGGCGCTTCATCCCGCACCCATTCGTGGCCGCAAGTGATGCAGTGCCGGACGTTCAAGGCGTTCAGCGTCTGACATGACGGGCACTCCTTCGCCCGCACATCCTCCTCGCTATCCTTCTTCTTCGCCTTCGGCGCTCCGCGCGCGGTGATGGCGTCGATAGGGCCGTGCGTCTTCACCAAGCCGGCGTAGTCGAGGATCAGTGCATCCGACTTGCCCGAAGCTTTGCGGAGGGCGCGGCCGACTTGCTGAACATAGAGGCCGGCTGACTGAGTGGGCCGAAGTAACCCGACAAGGTCGACGTGCGGGACGTTGAAGCCGGTCGCAAGCACCCCCACGCTGGTCAGGCAACGAATGCGGCCTGCTCGGAAAGCGGCGATGATCCTATCGCGCTCGCCGGACGGAGTGTCGCCCGACACCGCCTCACAGGTGATCCCGTGCGAGCGGATGGCGTCCCGGACCGCATCGGCGTGCTTCACGCCAGCGCAGAATGCCAGCCATGCCCGCCGGTCCGCGCCGAACGACACCATCTCGGCCACGGCGGCCTGTGTGATGTCATCGTGATTGACCGCGGCCTCAAGCTGACCTGGGATGTAGTCCCCGCCGCGCTTGCCGACGCCGCTCAGATCGAAGCCTGTCTGCGTGGCCTTGCTTACCAGCGGCGAGAGGTAGCCTTGTTGGATGAGATCTCCGACGTTGGCCTCGTAGACGATGCCCTCAAAAATACGGCCATCGCCTTCGTCGAGCCGCCCGCTGTCCAGTCGATAGGGCGTCGCGGTCAGTCCAACTACCCGCATATCCGGTGTCAGATCCCGGAGATCCGAGAGAAAACGTCCGTAGGAGGTCTCGGCAGACCGCGGAATGAGGTGCGCCTCGTCAACAATCACGAGGTCGAAGCTGCCGAGACGCGATACCTTATTCCAGACGCTCTGGATGGATGCCACCACGATGCGCTGGCGCGTGTCCCGACGTCCGAGCCCCGCGGAATAGATGCCGACGGGCGCGCCCGGCCAGAAGCCAAGCAGTTCCTTCGCGTCCTGGCTGACCAACTCGCGGCTATGCGTGACGATGCAAATCCGCATGTCAGACCAGTCGCGCAGCAGCTCACTCGCCAGCGCGGCAATGACCAGGGCTTTTCCCGCCCCGGTGGGCAGA